CCTACATTTACACAATCTGTGTATTTTTCCTTTATCTCCCCCTTAGAAAAAGGCCTGTCGCGGCGCTTGTCGGGGCGTAGCCATGCGAAGCCTGAAAGCATTGCGAAGCCGGAGGGAATATAGGGGGATTTTAGTTTGTCCTTCCCAATCGCAAAAAATCTCTCCTTATATATATGCAACCCCGCCTGCCCCATCCTGCCACTAATTAATTGCTTTTTCCCGCTCTTCCTCTAAACTTTTCCACATGCGACTCTTCATCCCGATCCTGCTTCTCACGATAACCGCGCTCGCCCCGGCTTTTGCCCTCGCCGACCCTCCGCCCTACCAGGACATCTGCGAGGTCGATTCGAACTACCTCTGCGCCTCCAGGGGCAAAAAGGCCTACGTCAAATCCGGTGACGACAAAACCTCCCTCGGCAAGATCGTCGCCCTCGTCTGGCTCGACAGGGGTCAGCCCCTCTCGCTCTCGCCGCGGGTCGAAGCCTGCAAAAACGGCTACTACTACGTTATCGCCCCCACCGGCCAAAAATCCGACCAGTTCCTCATCGACACAATCCTCGTCGAAACCAACTAACCCACATCAATCCGTCATCCTGAACTTGTTTCAGGATCTCGTTTTTAATATTGTCATTTCGACTGTAGGGAGAAATCTATCTTTTGCCTTTAATCTTTATGTTTTGTCATTCCTGCAACGATTCCGAGCGAGCGAGAAATCACCATACATCTGTCATTCCCAACGATTTCGAGTGAGCGAGGAATCGGACGCCGCTCCCTAATCCCACAAGCGTTTATCCAGTACTGCTCGCGACTCACCGCCTTTTGCACCGAGGCCTGTATCGGGAATCCATTTCCGCACACAACCTATCAAGAATCCTTTCTTTCAAGTATGTCATTTCGACTGTAGGGAGAAATCTATCTTTTAAGTCCGTCATTCTGAACTTGATTCAGAATCTAATCCTTTTGTCTTCCTTCCCCCTCCAGAAAAAGTCGAAACCCCTCATCCTTTCCCTTTTCCTCCCCTCTCCATTATCCTTATCATCAATGCAAAAACTCTGCACCAGCTGCCACTACATCGGCCTCGAAGACTCCACCACGGACGGACGGGCCAAAACCGAATCCGCGCTCTGGACGGCCGCCTTCGTCCTCGCCTTCGCGGGGGTCTTCGAAAGCTCCATCTGGCTCCCCGCGACGATCTTCTTCACCGCCGCCGTCCTCTACACGCTCTCCCGCCGCCGCCTGAAAATCTGCGTCTGCTCCAAATGCGGCAGCGACTCCATGATCCCGCTCAGCTCCCCGAAGGCCGCCCAGATCATCGCCGAAAACCACATCTCCGTCCCGCTCGACCTTCCCACGCCGTCCGCGTCCTTCCTCGGCCTTACTCTGCGCGACGCCCTCTTCGCCCTCACGACGATCCTCGTCGCCGCCATGCTCTACAAAGAATTCTATTAACGGTCCCCGAATTCCTTCACTAAATCTCCTCCCCCTCCCAGGGGGAGGATTAAGGTGGGGGTTACAGCTTTTATCCTTGCTTTTATCCCCTCTCCCTTGAGGGAACGAATGCGAGCAAGCGAGCATTCGGACGCCCTGGGCCGACGGCACGAAAGTTTGTCTAGTACAGCTCGAAAGTATCCGAAACCAAAACAGGGCTAGGGTGAGGGGGTACGATTAGCCTGTCATTGCGAGGGTGCACAGCACCCGCGGCAATCTCATCTGTCATTCCCAACAATTCCGAGCAAGCGAGGAATCACCACATATCTGTCATTCCTGCAACAATTCCGAACGAGTGAGGAATTGGACGCCCCCGGCCAATTGCAAGAAGGCAAATCTAGTACAGCTCGAAAGTAACACAACACAAAATAGCAGGAATCCATTCAGTTAAAGATTGGCATTTCCATTTCCGCAAGCAATTCATCAAGAATTTTTTCCCTCTTTCCCCCAAATTCCGATTGACTCCACATCAGAAATTATTATCATTATATATAGAGGTGAAAATCATGGGAGACAGTGACAATCCGCCGGACCAATCAGGTGAAAACCTGTGAACACCCAACACGATGAGCACTTAGCTCATCGTTAAAAGTAGCTAACTAATAGCTACGGCTTAAATAGCAAACAAAACGAAGGGAGCCTGTCCAAAAGGCTCCCTTTTTTTATACCCTCACCATATCTGTCATTCCCAACGATTTCGAGCAAGCGAGGAATCACCGCATATCTGTCATTCCTGCGGAGGCAGGAATCCATTCTTTTAATCTGTCATTTCGAGCGCACGCGAGAAATCTATCTCTTTCTTTTAATCTTTTCCCCCCTTAGAAAAAGGGGGGAGCGAGGGGGGATTTAATCTTTTGCCTTTCACCTTTCACCTCTCCCCCCTCACACTCTCGATCCCTTCCCCCTTCGACCCTCTCTTCATCTTCCTATCCTGCGCCCTGAGGGCAAACTCCCTGAACACCTCGTCCACAGCGACGACGATCCGAAACGCCCTCGTCTTCAAATGCCCGTCGAACTCCAGCTTCTCGAGGTTGTTCCATATCTCCGAATGCACGAGCGTGCCGACGGTCATCCCCTGCCCGTATCTCTGCGACTGGCAGAGCTCCCACAGCGACACCCACTCCTGCTGATGCACCGGCAGCGAGCCCACGAGCCCGTCCGTCTCCTCGCCCGCCTTTTTCAGCGTCCGAAGCTCCGCCGAGTCCTCCTTTTCGAAAGGGAGCCGGTTCTTCCGGCGGAGCTTCTTCTTGTCTTCCAGCTGCTTTACTCGCCGCCTGAGAGAGTCGGCGTTGTATCTTCTTTTTTCGCCTTTGAGGCTGACTTCCCAGCCCTCGTAAATCCGTCCGAAATACTCCCGGACTCTTCCGAAAAATTTTCCTCTTCCTTCTTCTCCTCCTTCGTCACCTTCCCGGCCACGAGCTCATAACTCGACCTGAAGTTGCTCAGAAGAAACGACGACTTGCAGAACTCGTTATACAGCCACTCCTTCGTGTCCTTGTCGTAAAGCACGCGCTCGCCCTGGTCCGTAAGCCCGACGATATCCTGTATCAGGTTATACACGAGGAACTTCGCCGCCCGCTTCGGGTCCCCGCCGAGTATCTTGAAGCTCCTGTCCTCGACGGTAAGGTCCTGCGTCAAATCCCTTATCTGCGTCAGCCTCGCAACCGTCGGATAAGGGCACTTGAACCCGATCTCGCGCCACCCGTCGTCGTAACCGACCCACTCGCCCTTCTCGTCCTGGTACGCCGGCCAATCCTCATCCTCGATCTCCCTGTATGGATATATCGTCACATAATTCGAAACATGCTTCGTAAGACTCTTAATCTCTGGCATAACTCCTCCTTTATTTTTTCTCCTCTACCTAATGCCTTCCTCACCATAAAGCTCCCTCCCCCTCACAGGGGGAGGGTACGGGTGGGGGTTCAACTTCCCCCAATCTCTTTTAAGACTCCACCATCCACTCCACAGTCGGCTGATTGTTCTTCACGGTGACGCTCACATCCGTCGCCGGGGATGAACCCGAATCTAGCCTGCCAAGGAAGCTCTTCTCGTCGGTGATCGGATCCTTCGACGAAACGCCCGGATGCGGGCTGCCCTCGAACTTCGCCTTAGGCACCCTCATAGACACCTGGTGATTGTCGTCCCCGATGTATGTCCAGATGAAATCGAGCTGCGTCTCCGTCCCGGCGATCGTCTTCTCGGCAAACTGCTGGCTGCCGTACTGATACGTAAACGATCCGCTGACGGTGCCCTCGCCCGGCGTGATCGCGCCCTTTATAGGTGAGCCCACGACGAAGTTCCCCTGTATCGTGTTCTCTATCACGAGGCTAAGGTTCTCCAGCTGGTTCGACGTCAGCTCGGCGCTGTCCACCTGCACGCTGGCCTCCCAGTGCACATACGGTGTGTTCTCGATGGACACCGGCGTCCCGAAAATATTCTCCGAAAGCACCTGGAACGCCTTGCCGGAAACGTTCATGTTAAGCTGCGGCAGGTCGCTCGGATCGACGTTCAGCGTCAGGTTCGAAATCTTGTTCCCCCTGATGAGCATGAGCGACTCGATGTCTGTGAATCTCAGGATAAAAGAAATCCCCTCGGGAATCGTCTGCCCCCTGTAAATCGAATGCGTAAAGGGCTTTACCTTCTCGACGACGGCATCGCCGTTGTCGTGGGCCTTCCTGAGTCCCATGGGATGGGCGTCGGGGTCGAGGTCCACGGTCGTGCCGCTGGTATAGGTCCCGACCTTCACGATCTCCGCGTCCACGCCTGTCCCTATCTGGAGGAAAATTCCCGTCGCAAGGTTGGTGTCCGCGGCGAGCTCTATCTGCGTCGCGCCTTTCGAGATAGCCCCGTCGAGCGTCGTGTTCACAGGGTCCGTATCCTGCGTCGCGCCCACGCTGTAATAATCGCTGTTGAGCGCATGCAGGTAAAAGAGCCCCGCGGTCTCGATGTCTAGCTCGACGGTCATGTCGGCGCCCGCCTCGTAGTTGCCCTCGCGGAAGTTCGAGAGTACTCGCGAGCCCGAAAGCGCCTGCGAGCGCTGAAGTTCCCTTCCGCCGGACGGGGTGAACGACCTCACGTTCCCGAGCTTGAACCAGTCGCTCGTCGGGTCCGTCTCCTTCACGTCCTCGCCGGACTCGTGCCTGTAATTGATCTTCGTGTTGGCGTCGAGCGTAACCGTCGTCCCTGACGAATACCCCGAATCCACCTTCACAAACTCCATGTTCTGCGGCGTTCCTACCTTAAGAATCTCTCCCGCCGCAATGCCCGTATCCGACGCGACGACGATCGACGACGCGCCCGGATTAACGGCCGCGGCCAGTGTCGTGGAAGCCCCGGAATCGACGGACGGGGTCACCCCGTTAGCCGCCTCTATCTTGTACCAAATCTCTGCACTTGAGCCTGATGCCTGTGCCATATGTGAAATACCTCCGTGTTTTTATATAAAAAAACCCGGTACGGTATCCCCGCCCGGGCTATTCCTTTCAGTCAATTTTTCGTATTTAAGTTTTCATCCCCCCTTAGAAAAAGGGGGAACAATTCCGAGCGAGCGAGGAATTGGTCGCCCTCGCTTAGCTTCTAGGCGTTCATCCAGTTCCGTGCATAATCAACATCAAATTAAAACAAGGGGGGATTTAATCTTTTGCTTTTATCCGTCATCCCGCCCGTCCAGCGACTTGTCCGGAGTAGCCTTCTTGTCGGTCGAAGCTTTAGCGAAGTCGGAAGCCTTGCGAAGCCGGAGGGGTGAGGGGGATTAGTCTTTCCCCTCTCCCTTCCGGGGCGAGCGTTCCCTCGCAACATCCAACATCAATTCACAGTCCCGCTCTTATCCCACCCCGTAGTCCTCTTATAGGCGCTCTTAAAATCATTCCGGGATCTGCCCCACTTCCACCTGTTGCCCGCCGCCTTCCACGAATTCCCGTTGACCTCCTTCTGTTTCTTCGACTGCTCGTCGGAGACCCAAATCGCGTAGTGGTTCGCGAGGGAGGACATAAGCGTGTTCCCGGTCATGACTAATCCCGACGTTTCCCAAAGCCCGATGTGAGACGGGTACTTATGGTTTGTAGCAGGGAGCTTGCTTACACTGAAACTGTTATCCTTGAAAGTGGGGTTTGTTATGTTTTTATATGAACCTATGCCGTAGGCGTTATTTATAAAACTATTTCCCTCAATAACAATGCCGTCTATGGGATACGTCCCGCAGTTTTCTCCCCTCAGGTTAATACCCATTCCGGGCGCATACTCAATTACGTTATTCCGAATTACACTACCCGTCATCGGCTTACAGGAGCTATTGTTGATGTAAATGTTATGACACTGTTTCGGCATGAGTCCACTCGCCGCGCAGAGGCTCTTATTCCCGTTATTCACAAATTTATTGTTCTCGAGCGTGAGGTTATTGACCGAGATGGCCAGTATCCCGTGGCGGTTGTCCCGTATGATGGAATTTCGCACCGTTATATTGTCGGCTTCTATCTTGAGCCCTTCCCACCCGTCCCTGATTTCAAATCCGTCAATAACCGCCCCCGCTGATGACGGTTTCAGCCGTAAGCGGCAATTATCCGAGCTCGTCGCGTTTTGATCTATTACCGGGAGAACCGTATTCCCGGGATGGGAAACGAGCTTGACCGCCTTCGTCAAGTCGCCGCACTCCCTGTACGTCCCGCTCCTGACGCATACCGTCTGACCGTTTGCCGCGCCGTTCGCCGCGCTCAGGATCGACTGCCCGGAGGAAACCGTCTTGCTGCATACCACCCTGGACGAAGGCGTGGGAACAGGGACAGGTGTAGGTTTAGGTGTAGGCATGGGTGTAAATGCAGGTGTAAGCTTAGGCGCGGGTGTGGAAGCAGGCCTCGGGGCTAGTGCGGGTGTGGGACATAGCGGACACGGGGGAGGTAATGGGCAGTTACTGCATTTCACCTGGCCCTGATACCGGAATGTCCCACCCGGGTTTATCGTTTGTCCGAACACGTCCTGGGGTGCAAGTACAAAAATGCAAATCAGGAATAAAATATACGGCGGCCAGTTTTCGAGCCTGTTTCTCATTTTATTCTCCTTCACCATATCCTCCTTTCCGCGTCGGCCGTGATTTCATAGACTTCAAAATCGTCGAGCAGCCAGTTGGTAACTATGTCGCAGGTCGTGCAGGTCGGATAATCACCCATGTATATTCCACCCTTGCCCGCCGACGACAGATCGCTATCCGTCGCCGACAGTATCAGGTCCCCGTTGACCCGCATTTCGAGTGACGTGCCGACGACAGCGCAGGAGACGACATCATTCGCGCTGATATTGAAGAGCCCGCCGTCAATGGAGTCGTCGTATACTCCGCCCACGCGCTTATCGAGCCACGCAATGCGCTCGGGGGCAGTTGTAGTCTGAAGCATGCACGCATAAAAATTATCGTTGTCCACATACCTGAAAACCAGACCGGCAGGGTCGTCGTTCCCCGTTGCAAGCGCAGCCATGGTCGCCGCGACCCTCATATCAGCCACGCTGCTGGCAGGATTCGCAACGTAGACCATCGTGTCGTTCGAAGAATTTGCGCTTGCCCTGGCCTGGTTCGATTGAATTTGGATATTCAGAGAGCCCGTACTGTCGATGACCTCCGACCAGCTTGTCCCGGTGTTGGGGCTGCGTGACACGAGGTCAGTTCCGTTCGAGCCTGTAAACTCGTCCCTGAATATGAGCGTCTCCGCGGGGAGGGCCGAAAGCGCATTATTCGTGATTAATACTAAGACGAGCAGAAATCTTCTCATTGCGAGTACCCCACACAGATCATGTATGTTTCCGTTGCCGGGGCCGGCGTGTTCGTCGTATCGAACCTGAGCATTTCGTAAGCGACAAGCCCATTGCCGGACGTAACCGCAGCTGGAGTCGGGGGAGTTCCCGAAGCTGTGCAAGCAGGATTAGACCCCGTAATCGTCATGGCATTGCCCTCCCCGTCTTCGAGCGCGAACGTAGCCGCTGTCGCAGGGGCAGAGCCTGCATACTGGCACCACACGCCGGTTATCGTCACCACATACGGCCACGAGGCTACAGGCATGTTATCGTCGTCGGCTGTCACCTTCTCGATTACTATACACTTACTCCCCGCACTTTTCGCAGCTTTTTCCGAGTCGAGTTCGTTTATCGCCTCCTGAACGTCCGTCGCCGTGACATCCCCGGCCGGTGTGTTCGATACTTCTGCCGACGTTACTTCCCCGTCCGCAAACCTCTCGGGCACGTCCACGAGCTGCTCCCAGTTCACCTTTCCGTCCGGCGCGTTCGGCCCCGCCTCGTTCGGGTCGTCGAGCTCCTCTATAGCGGGGCCGATCTTGTCGGCGTTAAACTTTCCCTCCGTATCGCCGAAATCTATCGTGTCCCCGCTGCCCGCCGCCCCGCCCACAGGGTCCCTGTTAATCACGTCCTGCTGTATGTCCGCGCGCGCGGCGATCCCCGCCGCGCATAACAGCGCGCATAGTATTATCGCTTTTCTCATCGATTCCCCTCTTTTAGTCGTTTAAAAGGAAGCCCAAGCTAGTCGAGCTTAATGTAGGTAGATATGTGGAAGCTCCCCTGCGCATTCGATCCGTTGACGTAAGTCACCCTCGCACACTTGCAGTTGAGCTCCGCAACGTACTGATTGTTCGCGGACCCCGCCGTGTAGCTCCAGGACGACACGTACTGGAACACCGGCTCCGCAGCCGTGTCGCAATCCTCGTCGCACGACTGCTCTATCCGGACGCCCTCCTCGGCGCTGTCCTCGTCCGCAACAACAGTCACCGCCGCATACTTGTAGCTCTCGGCAAGGAACGTATCCGTCGAGTACGTCCCCGACGACCCGAGCGCCGCCGCGCTCGTGTCCATCATTATCCTGTCCGAATCCGCCTGGGCGCCCGCCGCGAAGGCCAGCACGCCCAGAACGCACAGTATCAATTTTTTCATGTTCCCAACTCCCCTCCGGTCACAGTTTCGTAATCGTATAAGATCTCGAGCGTCATCGAGAACGCCCCGTACGGCGCAAGCCTCCCCCTGTCTGTCGTAAGCGCGGTGAGGCCGTTCAGTATTCCGACGCACGCCCCCCCGTGCATAACCCGCCTCGACGCGAAGAGCATCTTCTTCGTCTCCGCGATAAGCTCGTTAAGCTCTGTGAAATACTCGTCCTCGTCGTACACGTACCCGACGATCTCGGGGCTGTACTTCGCCCGCGTCTTCCCGCCCGGTATCTCGATGTACCCCGTCTCGTTCCCCGTGTTCACTATCACGGCCGGCATTTCCATGTGGCTTATCCCCTCGATAGCCCCCGTTTCCATGTCCACGCCGACGAACTCCCTCGTTACGAGCTGTATCAATGACGACGCCTGGAGTGAATCCATAAGCGCCTTGTCTATTTCCTCTCTTATGTTCGTTGCCATTATATTTTCCCCGTTGCCTTTCCAAGCTCGCGCGCGAATATCGCCTCGATCTCGGCAGTCACGCCCGCTGCATCCCGCCCGAGCCCGAAGAATCTCCGGGCCGGCATCTTCCCGAGCCCCATCTGATGCACTATAGCCTTCCGCGCCTGCACCGGGTCGAATATGCCGACGACGGCCTCCGTGTCCGAGACGAGCCTCACCTCTATAGCCCCCAGCATCTCGCCGCTCGCGTCGAGGTCCACCCTTCCGCCCTTGTTTTTATAGGGGGCGAACGGCTTCCCGTCTACGTCCTTCCCCGACTTGGTACGCGCCTTTATGAGCGACGCGATCAGCCGCCCCGATTCGAGGAGCGCCTTACGCGAGTCGAACCCTTTGTCGAGCCTCGCGCCGAGGCTCTTCAGGAACTCCGAAAGCTCCGACGTATCGATGGTGATCATCCGCTAGGCCCTCCCGACGTAAAACGACGTCGCCGGGATCCTGTTCTCGTCCCTGTCCACCTGCCCGCTCGCGTCCCAGTCGTAATCTATCCCGGCTGCGAGCGCGCGCTCTATCTCCTCGTCGAAACGCTTCGAGAACTCCTCGGCCCTCTTCTCCCAGGCGTCCGCGTTCCGCGTCGCCTTCGAGAGCTTCGGGCATACATACCCGCCGAGCACCCTGTATACCGCCGCCTTTTTCAGCTGCACGGCAGCGTTTAACATCAGCTCCGCGTCGAACTCGAGGTCTCTGTCGAGGAACTCTATACTCCTCCCGTACCTCTCCCGGACGCGCGGCCTGAACCACTTCACCTCGATAATCCTGTCTATGTCGTACGCAGCCTCGTCGTGGTCGGCGCTGAAGCCCGGCGAATCCACCTGCACCACCTTCACGCCCGTCCTGTGGCTCTTCCTGAGAGGCGTGCCCTCGTCGAACGTAACGACGCTCGACTCGACGCCGTCCACCTTCACGACCTCGACGTTCCCCTTCGAATCGAGCTTCAGATAATCCCCGGCCGCAACGCCCGAGCCGTCCGCGACGGTTATCGAACCCGCGCCGGCATACACCGCGCCGGCAAGAGTCGTACTCACCCCGCCGTCGATTATCCCCGGCACCCCATGGTCCAATATGTCCGGTATAAACTGCTCCAAATTCCCATCATTCGAATACGCCATCTCAACTCTCTCCTTTCCTATTCACTCCCTTCCCCCTATTCATAGGGGGAAGGCCAGGATGGGGGTCTCCTCAATTCTGTCATTCCTGCGGAGGCAGGAATCCATTCAGTTAATCTTTTTCATTTCCATCCCCCCTTAGAAAAAGGGGGAGCGAGGGGGGATTTAAAATTTCTCCTAAACTCCCATCACAACTTCAACGTCACCCTGTCATCCGGCACAAACACATTCTCCAAAACAACAGTCCCGGCGATCGCGGTCGTCCCTCCGGAATCCCCGCCGTCGGTCTCGTAACTCACGGCCAGATACTTCCCGTAGTTGTCCCCCTGCGTGCCAATGTGCACATCGGCCCCGAGCGCGAAGGTTATGCTCTCCGCGCCGGGCTCCGTCTGGTCCGTGAACCCTCCGTCCTCTACGTCCCCGAACTCGGACTTGTTCGCCGAATCCACGAGCTTGACGCTCAGCGTAGCACCGAAAAAATCGGACCCCGTCGTATCCAGCGTCGCCTTCACCAGCCTCGTGCTGTCCACCTTCCCGAAATAAACCGGCGTCGATACGGCGGCCTCGGCGCTCGCGCCCACATCCTCGAGCTCCGCAAACGGCTCGAATCTTATTTCTTTCATTCTCTCACCTCTCCTTTTTTCTTAACCACGGCAAATCCGGCACGACGAACGACTTCCTCACCGGCCGGAAACCCTTTCTCTCCATCCTCCGCGCGCCGTCCTCCCTGACGACGTCTCTCTTGCCAGAAGAAGTCTCCATCTCCACCATCCCTATGTCCTTCCGGAGCGCCTCGTTTTTCTCGTTAGTCCTCTCCGACGCCTCCCTCATGAGCCCCCTTAGCTCGTTGACGTCCTTTCCTGTCGCCCTTACTTCCCACTCCGGCTTTCGCCCCTTTCTCCGAATCGTCCTCTCTTCTATCGCCACTTCCGCGTCCTCCGCCAGGCCCCGGCACAGGCATCCTCACGCCCTCGACCTTCATCCTGTACCTCTTCTGCCGCGTCCCTTTCTTTATGTCGGACGGGTCCACCGCCACGCTCTCCGTGCAGTCCATCCACTCGTCGTCCACGGCCCTGTACCCGAGCCCCTGCTTGTACTGGAGCTTGTACATCCAGTTCCGGCAGTGCGTCGCCGATCTCCTCCCGGCGGGATTCTCGAACATCACGGTGTACGGCCCCTCGCCCTTCGTTACGCACTTCCCCCACGCGTCGCATCCCCTGTTCGTCCGCGACGGCTCCGAGCACGTCGGATACCCGACCGCGTACCCCGGATACCGCTCGCCGGGAAGACTCGGATTCCCCGCGCCTTCATACTCTCCAGCTTCCCCCTCCTCCCCAATCACAACATCCTTTATCTCCGCCATAATCACACTCCACTAATATTTGTCATTCCTTGCAAACAGGAATCTAGCCTCTCCACTTGCCATCCCGCTCAATTCCCGATTATCATCTTCGAATGCTCAAACTCTGCGTCATTTGCCACCACATCGGAAAGCCCTATAACGATTTCAAGATGCAAGACTTCCTCATATTCGGAGTCCAACTGGCCCAATACATATACGCCATGCACCGGAATCTCTGCCCATCTTGCGAAAACCGAAATACGATGATTCCTGTGGAAAGCCCAAGAGCTCAAAAACTAATCAAGGAATATGATTTGGTAATTCCCGACATTTCAGAAGTCGAAGAAAGGAAACGTCCCAAATTCCCCTGGGAAACATCCTGACCACATTTCTGTTAGCGAGAGAATTCTCTTTTTCTGTCATTCCTGCGCAGGCAGGAATCCATTCAGTTTTCCGCCAGCAATTCATCAAGAATTCTTTGTCATTTCGAACGAACGCGAGACTCCTCACGCCACTCCACTTGCCATCCCGCTCAATTCCCGATTATCATCTTCCAAATGAACCAACTCTGCGTCATCTGCCACCACATCGGCCGGCCATACCATCCGGATCCTTTCAAAGACGAATTTACCTATGGAGTGTTCCAGGCCCTTTTTGCCGACGATTTAGACGCCAGCCTGTGCCCTCAATGCAAGAACCGTAACTGCATGATTCCCATAGACTCAGCCAGGGCGCAAAAGATCATTGAAATATATGAAATAGAAGTTCCGGAAGAAGAAATAGAACCACCGAGAATGCCATGGCAGTATTGACGTTAACCTGCATCCCTGCGCCAAAATAAAAAAGGGCACGGCCCCTCACGAAACCGCGCCCTTCCGTTTCATCCCCCGACCGCTCAGCTCGCGTTCGTCTGGTACTCTACCCCTAGGTCGTCGTTCATTTCGGCCACACCGAAATCCTGTGATGCCACAATCTTTGTGGACAAGGTGTCCGCGTCGAACTCGACGTCTATAGTCGGGGTCTGTTTTCTCGCTATCGCAAATGCCCTGCTCGTATAGATCATGTTCCTCGCCGTCGTCGATACCTGCACGCTCGAGCTGAAGCTGATATTCACGCCGTACGCAAGGTCGATGGATCCCGTCTTCGCCGGCCCGTCGATCTCCCCCCTCACCTGCGCAGAATTCAAATTCGACACGGTGAGCACATGGTCCCACTGCGCCGGATGAAAGACGCCCCAAATCGGGGTCATCCCCATCACGACCTTGTTCTTCCCGTACTGTATCAGGTTCCTTATGGCGAGGAGATAATTCGCTTCGGAGAAATCCGAAGACCCGCCGACGCTCCTCGAAAGCCCGGCGTATAGCCCGGCGATCTGCTCGTCTTCGTACTGCGCGAGCGACTGCCCCAGCTCCACCTGGTACACGTTCCCGAGGCTCGTCACAGACCTCACGTCCGCCTTCCTGTCTATCTGCACGGCGGCGTACGACACGTCCGGCGTTATGTCCACCGAAGTCTCCGTGTTCGCGGTGTACGACACCACACCCGAAAACGCGGCCGCGCTTATCGCGCCGATCTTGGGGATGTGCAATACGTCCCCCGGACCCGCAAACTGAAACTCCATGATCCTGCCGCTGAATCCCCTGTTGTTGTGGGCGGCGAATTCCACCTCCGCCTCCCATATCTCTGGGATGATAGCAGCCGCTGTCGTAGTTGTTACATTACCCATTCAAAAAACCTCCCGGTTCCGGCCGCGTATCCCGCAGCCTCGTTATTATTTCCACTCCACACTTCCATCATCTTCGATTTTTCAGTAGTCATCCTGAACTCGATTCAGGATCTCGCTTTTAATCCTGTCATTTCGAGTGCATGCGAGAAATCTATCTTTTGTCTTTGACTTTAATCCCCCCCTTAGGAAAAGGGGGGACATAGGGGGGATTTAATATTTGTAGTCATTCTGAACTAGTTTCAGAATCTTGCTTTTAAAGTTTTTCTGTCATTCCCAACGATTTCGAGCGAGCAAGGAATCTCCACACTTCTGTCATTCCTGTGCTTGTCGCGGCGTAGGCAGCGCCGTAGCCGGACAGACAGGAATCCATTCAGTTTTCCGCCAGCAACAAGTCAAGTGTTTTCGTCCTAGCGAGAAAGCACGCTGCACGTGCATGAATTCGACGTCGCGAGACCTGCCGCGACCCCGCAATTCGTTATCCTCTTTGCTGTCATCCTGAACTTGATTCAGGATCTGGTTTTTAGTCTTTTAGATTTGTCATTCCCGAATGTCTTTATCGGGAATCCAGTCTTTTAATGAGTCATTGCGAGGGAGCGCCTTGTGCGACCGCGGCAATCATCCTTTACATCCCCCCTTAGGGAACATAGGAGAGACTTACTCCTCCCTACCCCTCCTTCAAATGCCTCTCGTAAACCTCCTGCACAACCCCCTCCCCCTTAAGCTCCGCATACCTCTTCGGATCGGTCCGCGCGATCTCCCTTATCTCTTCGAGGCTATACCTCCCCTGCGAGCCTCCCAGCGTCCCTGTCCCCGCGCCCCTGGCCTGCGACGGCCTCACGAGCCCCGGCCTCTCCGACAAGAACCCGTGCATGTATCTCTCAACCGTCATCTCCTTTCCAGTTTCCGGGTCGAGCGCCGCCCCGCGGTCCTTCCCGACTACCTGGAACCCGCCGCCTTCGGCGACCTTCACGCTCCCCTCCGTAAACGTCACTATCATGTCCACGTTCGACGGGTCGGCCCCAGCCTTGAGCGCGGCCTGCGTAAGCTCGGAACGCCTGAGGAGCGCTTCGTACTTCCCGCGCCACTCGCGCGTCTCGTCCTCATGCCTTCTCAGCTCATGCTCGAACCTCCGCTCGCGCTCCACGGCTTCCTCGTCGGCGCGTACTCCCTCGGCGGCCAAAGCCTCCGCAGCCTCCTCCTTCACTTTGAGTCGCTCCACTAGCTCGCGCACTCCGTCAATGCCATCGGCGCCCACACTTCTGAGCCCGTCCTCGAACTCCGCTGCGATCCTCCCGCGCTCGCTTTCGAGCCGCGCCTCAAGCTCCGCGTTAAGCTCCGCCTCCGTAAACACCTTCTCTTCCGAATCCCCGGCCGCGCCTCCCTCCTTCACCTCACCGGAATCCGCAGCCTTAACCCTCTTCGCCATCTCCACCTCTCAACCCGTCATCCTTGTTTCTTGTCATCCTGAATTTATTTCAGGATCTCACTTTTAATCCTGTCATTTCGAGTCCTTTATCTGTCATTCCTGTGGAGACAGGAATCCATTCAGTTTTCTGCCAGCAATCCATCAAGAATTCTTTGTCATTGCGAGGGAGCGCCTTGTGCGGCCGCGGCAATCACTCTTTTCTTGCCCCAAGCCCACAAAAAACACACCTCCCCCACGCTCATAACCACTTAGAATCATTCAGGAAAAAATCAGGAAGGAACCGACAGGCACAAAAAAAACCGAGATGATGTTCTCATTCCCGGTTTCCTTTGTGCTTATCGCGCTGGGCGTTGTTCGCCCATTGCTATATAAACTAATCGAACTATCGCATCCTGTCAACCACCTTTTTGCAGCTTCTTTTGAAAAGTTTCATCGCTCCCATCGATGTCATACCGAGCCTCTCCCCCATACTCTCGTACGTCGCCGCCTCGTTCCCGGCGAGCCCGAACCGCATCTCTATGGCCGCCCTCTCGCGCTCCGTCAATCCCGCCAGGGCGCCCTCCACACGCTCCCTGTTCACCCTCTCCCGGACATCCTCCGGCAGCAGATGAAGTATATTCACAATCCCGTCGTTATATTGTGCCATTTTTCAATCACGTGAAACCGATGAAGACCTCACTGGCAACGTTTCAAAGATCAAATTGATGATCTTACTTTTATTAAAGATTCGCCAGCTTCTCTTCTATGTTGTCGACCGTTTTGAAAAACCAGGTCTTCTTGTATTTACTGCTTTCAAGAAGGCCCATTCTCTCGAGTTCGAACAAGTCAGTTCTTGCAGTCTCATAAGATATTTGATGACTGGTTTCATGTCCCTTTATAGTATAGCTATAAGAAGGATGTTTCAGAGCATGGCTAAGTAAGGCTCTTTGTCGATGATTTAACTTTCCTATAGATGAAATCTCCGATTCCAGTCTTTTTAATTCCTTGGTTCTCTCATTTATGTATTCATGCAACGCAGTTATAGCCCTTTCTATTACCTTGAGGTGGTAGATAATAAAATATGTCAAATCATTATCATCAGATTCACTATGGAGGAAAGCCCTTGCATACTTGGCCGGACCTTTAAGGATAATCTCGGATATTGATATATATTCGAACAGCCAGTATTCATGACGAAGCATAGACCAATAAAACAATGCACGAGCCGTCCTGCCGTTTCCATCACAAAACGGGTGGTCATAGCCTAACCAGAAATGTAATATTATTGAGCGTATGACAGGATGGATAAATCCAAGCTTATCTTTGCCATTAGCAAAATCACACATCTTTTTCATTCGGTCAGGAAGTTCACTGGCATCAGGTGGAACATGGAGTAATGTATTATCTCTGCTATCACGAATTTCTATTTTTTCATCCTCTCTTCTAAAACGTCCGGCAGCAGATCTATCATCGAGCGCATCTCGCGTTATCATCTCGTGTATTCTGAAAACTAAATCTTGTGATAACGGCTCCTTCTTGAATTCCCTGATTTTATCCATGGTGTTATAATTGTTTACGATCATTTTCTCACTGCGATCTTTAGGTTCTCTACCGGTTCGAATCAACTCTTTTGCAACCTTTGTTGTCGTTGAAGCCCCCTCCAGCTGGCTTGATGTGATAGCTTCTTCTATCAATGAACGAACTATATATTGGTCCCTACTTTCGGGGCCTACTTTTTTATCCTCCATAAGTATTCCACCGCCGGCATTCAAATCGATCTCATGGAGTCGTTCGGGTATAGGTTCTACGATATTGTAAGAAAATGGCTTGCGGTTTTTATCCACTAAAGTAATGCTTTTGGCTGCCGTAATGCGCTGGGTCTTTATTAATAACCACCATTCGCGATGAGTAAGTCCCTCGGGTGGATTATAAAATCTTAACTGGTCCCAGTGAAGATATTTTTTAGGGATGCTGTTAGTCCTGTACTCATAAACTTCCGACAGCTTTTTCGCTTGATTGATTTCCTCTAAAATTTCAATCCATGAGGGTGGTTTCAGTGGCAGTTTCATCTAGAAATATACTCTCACAACTCAGATATACTAATATTATACTAACTTTTTCAATATTAGTACATACCTTGGTGAGTATATTATCGCGATATTTCACATTAAACTTTATTATTCTTTATTGACAGGCAGTTAATATACTGACAATATACCAAAATATGCAAAATTTGTACATTTGCCCTTGAAAATCTCTATTCACCGGATACAATATAGCAAGAAGCCGAATGACGCAAGCTCATTTGGAAAGCTTCAATCTATCTTGAAGGAGGATAAAACATGAAACGAAAAAGAAAAGCCCGCAATGATGTTGCCACACTGCGGGCTATGACCAGCAATGGCTAGCCTCAAAGGAAAAATTGCCTATCCCTCCTTTGAGGCAGGCCAGGCAACAGTCGTAAAAAAATATAATATTGGAGGTGTTCTATGAACACTCTACTCATTTCTTATGATCTGAACACTCCGGGACAAGATTATGCTCAACTACACGAGAAAATCAAGTCTCTGGGGGCCTGGTGCCATAGCCTTGAATCGACCTGGATCGTTACTACTTCTTACACACCGGTCCAAGTACGAGACTCGTTAGTGTCAACAATTGACCGCAACGACGAGTTGTTGGTCATGGATCTCTCAGGCATCGCAGCTTGGCACGGACTTAGCATTGAAGTCTCGAATTGGTTGAAAACCAACCTCGAAAAATCACTGCTTAGTAGAGCCTAAGCATTTGGGGGATATTCCTTTGGAGTATCCCCCCTCACTCCTCCCCCCTCAAATCCACGAACTCCCCTTCCGCCGCGAGCGCCCTTTCCACGCTATACTCGAACAGCTCCTTCTGCTTCGCAAGCTCCCCCGCCGTCTCCCTAAGCCTCTTCTGCTCCGGCGTAAGCCGCGCCTCCTCTATGCGCTCTATCTGAGCATCGACGCTCTTCGCGAACGCCCCCGCGTCTCGCCCCGTAAGCGCGGCCGCTTCCTTGAGCCATTCGAGCCGCTTCACGTCCCGCCGCTCCACGGCCTCGCCGAACACCCGCGCCATATCGTCGCCGGAAAGCCTCGACGCCGCGCCGACGAACGTGCTCCGGTCTATGTCCTCGCGGAGCGCGTCGATCGAGCCCATCAGCGCATAGAACAAACTCTCCTGCCCGACGAACCTCTCGCCCTCCGCGATCCTCCGCCTGATCTCTATCACGCGCCCCCGCTCCGCATCCTGCGGCCTGAGCGCGGCGCCGATCCCGGAAACCCTCCCGGCCACATCGTCGTCGAACTTCCCGCGCAGCTCCGCCAGCTTCTGCGTAAACTCATTTCGGAGCTCCCCCGCGCGCTTCTCCTTCCCGAACCCGCTCAAACTCTTGTCCGTCTTCACAGCGTGCAGGTCGCCCCGATACTTCCTCGCGAGCGCATCCAGCTCCTCGTAATACCCGTCCAAACTCCTCCTAAGCTCCACCTTCATATCTCTCCTCCTCTAACATCCCTCTCCTATTAATTTCCCCCTCTCCCCAACGGGGAACGAATGCAAGCAAGCGAGCATTCGGTTGTCCCTGACAGACTCCACGAAAGTTCATCTAGTACCGCTCGAAAGTTCCTGACCTCAAAATAGGGCCAGGGTGAGGGGGTACAGCTAATCCTTCATCATTCAGTCCCCTCCCCCTGCCAGGGGGAGGGTTAGGGTGGGGGTCACTATATTTCTGTCATTCCTGCAACAATTCCGAGCAAGTGAGGAATTGGACGCCCTTCGCCGACTGCACGAAATTATCTATAGTACGGCTCGAAAGTGACTCAATACAAAATAGCAGGAATCCATTCATTTTTCCGCAATCAATCCATCAAGTTGTTTTGTCATTGCGAGGGTGCGAAGCACCCCGCGGCAATCTCATTCTGTCATTTCGACTGCAGGGAGAAATCTCTCTTTTTACCTTTCATCCCCTAATGAAACCCGACGCACCTTCGGCGCTACGAATCCCCTCCGCTGCTACGCCGAACCCCGCACACTACGTGTGTGCTACTTTGCTCAAGCAAAAGCAGAAGCCTTATATCCTTTGCTTTTGCCTTTCTCACCCTCTCCCTTGAGGGGAGAGGGGAAGGGGTGAGGGTGATCAATCAGCCTCCTTTCCACCCTCACTCCTCTCTTATCTCCCCCAAAATCCTCTCCATATCCTCCCTCGGCAACCTCGGCGCCATCCGCTTCACGATCCTCTCCTTCATCACCTGCTGGAACCTCTCCGAAATCCCCAGCTCCGCCGCCTTCAGAATATTCTCCATCTCCTCCCCGAGCGAGCTCACCTCGAACTCCCCCGGATACTCGACGACGTTCCCCGGCTCCGCGATCCCCTGCCACTTCGCCCAGAACCGAAGCGCCTTCATCTCCGCCTCCTCCATGTTGAGCGCCTTGCTGGATAGCGTGTTGTTAGTGATCATGAAGTCGTACGACCGCGCGACGCCGCTCGATTCCTCAGTCACGCCTATCGCCCCGCGCAATGTAGCCAGCCTGTATATCTCCTCGATGCCACGCTCTATCTGCTCCATAAGCACCCTCGCCTGCGACGCGTCCGGGCTGATGAAGTGCGGCGCATGCCGCGAGTCCGGCGGGAACCCGAGCCCCCGCGCCGTCCCGAGCGCCTTGTCGTTGATCGGGCTCTTCGGGTCCTCAGGCATCACAAGCTGCGAAAACGTCTGCCTGTAAAGTATTTCATCGAGGAGCGAGCACCAGTTATACAAAGCCCGGTTCACGTACGCAATGTCGTTCAAAAGCGAAAACCCCGTCATCGGCTCCTCGGCAAAATGACACACCGACACAAGCGGCACCTCCCCCACGGGATGCTCCCCCTCGTCCGTCTTCCTCGCCTTCCGTCCGCCGCCCGACTGCTCCACTTCGTAGAGCTCCCATCTGTCCCGGTACCATACCCTGAACCTCATCACCCCGGCCGCGTCCTTTCCGAACTCCCCCTCGTCCGCGTGGGTCTCCAGGATCTTCGCCCAGAGGAGATTCCCCCACCTGTCGAGCCCCCAGTCCCAAACGTTCGTCGGGGGCACGCGCACGAAGTACGGGTAGATGCCCCGCTCCATCTCCTCCTTCATCGTCGCCGCCGTCTCGGCCGGCTTGTCCACGAGGATGAACTGTATCCCCGTCACGGACGACCACTTCGACGCGCCCCTTATAAAATCCTCGTACGAATTCCCCTGCCTGTCGCAATTCCCCAGGAAAAGCCCGAACAGCGCGCTGTCCGCGAGCTTCCCGAAATCCCTCACGATCTTCTGCCTGTAAATGAACGAGTTGTACGCGTTCACGATCGGCGCGCAATAATTATAGTAGTACGACCTCTCCTTCCTCTCCCGGAACCCCTCGCCGTCCTCGAAGGTATGCATATACAAGTTATCCGACTCCACGTAATCCGCGCCGCCCTTGTAGCTGTCCTCGAAGAACCTGTACCCCCTCTCGGCCCTTCTGTACTCCGCCCTCTTTCTAAGCACCGCCTGCGTCAACCTGTCCTCAGCCATTTCCCTTTTCCCTCTCCATTTCGAATATCGTCTTTCTTCCCTTCGCCCTCGCGTACCCGCCCCCGTGGTACGAATACGCGAACCGCCTTCCGTGCCTCATGTGCTCGATAGCCTGCGTTATGCTGTCCACGACGTCCGTATTCTTCGTACGTGGGAAGCTCGCCGCACACGCTATAACCTCGTCCGTCCACTCCGCATTGTCATGGATGTACACGTTCCCCGACTCGAACACCGGGGTCACGGCATGCGCCCTGGCGACCTTATCCCCGACGGGCTTCACGCCCCTTATCGGCATCTTCGTCGTCTCGGCCAGCTCCTGCATAAGGCTCTGCCCCGACGCCTTATCCTCGACGAGCACCTCGTCCGGCATGAACCTTTCGTACAGCTCCACGGCCCGCCGCTTCAATTCCGGGAACGTCACCTTCCCCCACCACGCGTGGACCATGTAATACCCGCTCTCCGTCTCGATCCACGTCGTGCACGCCGAATAGCTGTTCTCCTCGCCGGTCTTGAATCCCGTGTCCCACGACTGCACGGCCCACTTCCTCCCGGCCGGCAATGCAGTGAACCTCCGCCACTCGCCGCGCCTGAAAATATTCCCGGTCCTCTCCTCGGGCTCCTGCTGGTATATCGAATTGAAGTGGCTCCCGAGCACGGCCCGCGTCTCGTTCACGATTTCGAGAGGGAACTTCTCCGGCCAGAGCGTCTCGCCCTCCCGGTACCCGTGCTCCCCGAACACATAGTCCATGTCCGCGATCGCCGGCAGTTTGAGGACTGTCCACTTCTCCCCCTCGTCGCGCAGCAGCCGACCGACGAGGTCGTCCGTGTGCCACCTCGTGTTCACGACGACGATCCCCGCGCCGTCCTCCGTCCTCGTGTAAAGCGTCGTCTTGTACCAGTCCCAGATCGTATCGCGCACGTTCTCCGAATACGCCTCCTGCACATTCTTTATTAGGTCGTCCAGGATGAGGAGATGCGCCCCGTGGCCGGTGACCGAGCCACCCCGCCCGACGGCGACGAACCTGCCGCCGTCCTCCAGTTCCCAGAGCGACCCCGACGACGAATCCCGGCGGACCCTCGTCCCGAACACGCACCCGTGCATTTCGGACTGGCACAGATTCCGCGCGTGCTTCCCGAAGTGAAGCGCGAACCTGTCGTTGTACGACGCGAGAATGATCTTCTTATCCGGATTCCTTCCAAGAAACCACGCAGGGAACCTTATCGACGCCAGCTCCGACTTCCCGTACCTTGGCGGCACGAGTATCATCAGCCTCTTCACGCGCCCTTCGGCCACAGCCTCCAGGTGCTCGATTATCACCCTGTGATGCCACCCCGCCCTGTACTTCGGGAACGTCAGCTCCGTGTACGTGAGCAGGTTATCCCTCGCGCTTTCCGCGAGGTAGAGGCCCAGCGCCTCCGTTCCTTCCAGCCCTTCTTTTTGTATTTTTGACAATCCTCAAAAGCTCCTCGTCAGGCAGCGATTCTATGTACTCGCTCACAATCCTTATGTCGTGACTCACGCTGTGCCCTATGTTCCCCTCGGTCTTGACGCTCTGCGTCGGCAGGCCGTATAAGAGCCGCTCGATCCTTATCACGTCTATCGCCAGCTTTATGTACGGCCGCGCGATGGTCATCATCTTGTCGAGCGGTATGTCCTCCGCCCCCGCGAGCGTCCCGGCCCCCTCGCCCTTCAGCTTCTCTATCCTCGCGAGGAGCGACGAGAGCGGCGCCATCACAGCCTCCCTCGCGTTCCTCACCATATCCAGATGCGCGGTGTTCACCTCGACGAGCTTGCTCTCGTACGCCCCCCGCGACCGCCCTTCCAGATATTCGTCGTACGCCCGCGCCCTCGTGCCCCACTCATGCCGCGCCGACCACTTCTTCATCAGCCGCTCGGATTTCCCGACCTTCGCCGCCGCCTTCGCCAGGCTCCGCCCGGCCCCGAGGTCCCTGTACGCGCTGAACGCCTCATACGCCTTCGCCGTCTCCCCCTCCCCCATCTCCCAAACCTTCACCTCATCTGCCATCCTTCACACTCCAACGCTGTTTTAATCTGTCATCCTGAACTTGTTTCAGGATCTAATATTTTCTGTCATTTCGACCGCAGGGAGAAATCTATCCTTCGCTTTTAATCCCCTCCCCCTTGAATAAGGGGGAGGGCCAGGGTGGGGGTTCCCTTATTTCCGTCATCCCATCTTTTACCCTCCTTAGGAAAAGGCCTGTCGCGGCGTAGCTTCAGCGAAGCCGGAGGGTCAGGGGGGATTTAATTTTTTATAATCTGTCATTCCCGAATGTTTGTATCGGGAATCCAGTCTTTATCATTGATTTTTTAGTCATCCTGAACTTGATTCAGGATCTCGTCTTTAATCCTCTCATTCCTGCAACGATTTCGAGCAAGCGAGGAATCACCACATTTCTGTCATTCCTGCAACGATTTCGAGCGAGCGAGGAATTGGACGCCTCAGGCCGACTGCACCATCGTCAATCCAGTACCGCTCGAAAGTGACTCAACACAAAATAACAGGAATCCATTCAGTTCATCCTTTTCCTTTAATCCTTTCCCTTTCCCCTTCTCCAACTTTTCACCCTCTCCCTCTCTCCCTTCTCCTCTCCCCCTCCCAAATCTCCCTGTGCGGACAAACACTCCCATGGAGCCTCACCATATACCCCCTGCCGGTGCTCCTTCCTCCATGACAGAACGGACAAAACTCCGCCTTCCTCATCATCACGCCATACATCGCACTTAGCAGCCCGAACCTCTCCCCGCTTCCATATATCCACACCCTGACATCCTGTAGCCCCGCGCCCGCGCGCACGATCTCCGCGTCCCGCGCGATCGCACGTGCGCTCTTCCCGTCGAGATACATCCCCACGGCCCGGCGCTCGTTCCCCCCGAGCCCCGTAACGTATCCCTCTATCGCCCGCTCCTCTTCGAGCGCCCCGAGGTAGGCGCGGTAAACGTGCGGGACCCACTCGCCCCGCCGGTACCGCGAGTAATATCCGAGCGCCCGCTCCAGGTGCCCATACGCGAGACGCCTCCCCGAGGCGCGCCTCAATGGCGGCCCCTCGCGCTCCGCCCGGCCGCATCCTCGCCGCGTGCCTGTCTCGCGTTCTCCACGATGTCCCGTATCGACTGGAGATTTTGGGAGATGTTCCCCCCGAGCCGCCTCTTCCTCGACGACTGCGCAAGGTTCGCCGCCGCCCCGATGACCGTCATCACTATAAGCGGCGCCATCACCCATCCCCACGGCCAATCCACGCGCCCCCATAACTTCGCCGCCACGAATATCAAATTCAGATACACCGCAAACGCTATATAAAAATTATTCATAACACCCCCTCTCTCTTTATAA